ACAAATCTCGCCCGCGGAATATGTTTTGTTTGGCAACAAAACAAATCCCGATTTGGTGATTCGAACAAAAATTCGAACAAATCGAAAATTGAAACGTATCAAAATCGAACACAAATTTCGAACAAAAATTCGATTTTGAAACGATTCAAAAATCTCGAGATTCGAAAATTTGACCAATTTTCTAAACGCGCAATAAGTTTCGAAAATTTGAAAATTTTTCAACAAGATTTACAAAATCCCATATTTTACAGCAACACCAAAACTTAACGCAAAATGTGGGAGGCTCAAAAAATGAACCCCCCACATTAAATTTTGCGCTCGGCAAAACTTCCCCATTTAGACCCGTCTTCGCACTGCAATCACAATGAGTGTAATAGCAATGACGATGAAACAAATTGTGTTAATGATGTTGAGATCCATTAGCAACCCTCTCTATGAACAACCATCATGTGATGGTCGAATGATTCCTCATCATAAAATATGCGAGGACAACACGTGCAAGCAATACGGATAATCACGGTATCACCTGTAACACTACATGCTTTGGTGAGTTGTATGCTTGCCATAAAGCAAACGGTATTGTGGTTTTAATTTCCATACCGTCACCCTCGTCAATAAATGTTGAGAATTCAATCTCATCATTTTCTGCGAGAGGGTCGTTACTCTCGTCAAGTGAAAGAATAAAACTAGCCACTGGTTCCTTGTTCCTTTGCCTCAATAATCTCAAGATCAGTTACTTCATCAAAGCACCATTCACATAGACCAGTAATGGTGAATTCACTCAGACCGGCGGCACTGTAAATATGTCCCATACCTGTAGCAAATTGATATGGTACAAAGAAAACACCCATATCACAACGAACACATTTCTGATCACTACGTGGAGGGTGAGTGAAAAGAGACTGTCCAGGTATATTCTTAAGAATGTGCGGAGGTACAATGCCAGTGTTAGCGTTTACTTCAGACATTGTAATACTTCCTAGCCTCAGCCCAAGCAGAATAATAAGCATCACGAACAGCGTCATGTTCTTCAACAGTAATCTCGTTGAGGTCTACATACTCATTAAAAGCCTGATCCTCGCGCACCATTTCCATGATGGTAAAGTCAGACTTAAACTCAGCACAGATTCCGCAATCACACTCACAGTTGACGTATGATTTAACTTTCAAACTATATGCAACACCTGTGCACATTTCATGTTTTTCAACACTACAAGCATTACTCCTTGTAGGTCGCTGAACAACAGGGAGAAGTTTCTCAATCTTTGCTTTGCGAGGTTTACGCGTCTTTTTAGGTAGTGGTTCAACATGAATCCACTCACCAAATTCAATGTTAGTCATTTGTGTCGTCTCTTTCTTTCGTCTCGTTCACCCTGCCAATAACCTACTGAATATCCAATTACTGGTAGTGCTGCTGAAATGACAACCATCCAAATTTCTACTTCCATACTCTTACTTCAAACGAAACGCCAAGCGCTGCTAGAACAAGTTTCATATCCCGAACTGTAAGAGTGTCAGGAAGAATATCCATGTTAACGACCCATGAATCGTGAGTGTCAAGAAACTCTCGAACCTCAAGAGTAGATTCCTTAGTAAGGATCTCAGGAAGCGGAGTCTTTACAATGGAAACAATAGGGTGAGACTGCGGGCTTACTTCGTCAGACTTAAGCTTAGGGGCTTCAACGACAAAAGGGTCAGGAATAACAAACCTACGTTGAACCGTATTACCTACACCCTCATATCCTTTGGAGTAAAGGTAGTTAGCAACAGTTGTGTTTGAGACTTTCCAGTCAATCAATCCTGCCGCAATGTGAAAGTCGTGCGCACGAATAGTGCTAGGGTTTCCCATCTTTTCAAGAACGATATCTCCACGCTCTTTAGTTGCTTTGGAAACCTTGACATCGTGTTTGTCAGTAGGCCAGTCGATACCGTTTCTTTTAAGAAACGCTCTCATGTTCAATGGCCCTCTGTGATCACTAACGGAAAAATGTACCGTAGTAGATTCTCCGTTAGGAAGTCGAAGCATAACACCATTCTTCACAGGTGTAGTAACAACACCTTGTGCTTCAATATGTGTCAGCAATCTTGCTGTTTCTTTCTTTGACAATCCTGGCATTTGTCTAGATCCTATTCTTGTATTTGTTGAGGATGGTATTGAGCTTTTCCATGTTCAGTTTCTGCGAACGATAATAGCCCCAGGGATAGCCTATGGCTATGCCACAAACTAGCCCTAGGGCTATACACGTAATAATAATCTGAGCAATAACTGCGGCTGGTTCGGTCACCCTTCCACTATACCGGAAAATGCCGCCCCGTAGTAATCGAGTTTTTATTTGACCTCAGAAGTCCATGCTGTTGCCCACGTTGACGGGCCGATCAATCCGTCTACTGTCAGCCCCTCTTGTGCCTGAATTCCCTCGGCAACTGCTTTCGTCTCATTGCCATAGAGACCGTCGATGGAACTAAATCCCCATCCCCGATCAGCCATACGCTGTTGCCAGCATTTGAGATTATTTGAATAGCCGTAGTAGCCACTAATGGATTTATCGCCACCGTCAGCAGGACCGAAGTAATATGATCCATCTGGGAGGGGAAATCCTGGTGCTACTAACGGCGAACCTGCATCCCTATATGCTGGTGTTGCTGTTGCAGGTCCAAAAATACCGTCAGGTTCAAGACCATTAGAACTCTGCTTGTTGCGCGTATGATCCTGAGTTTCGGGCCCGTCATAACCATCCTGAGTAATTCCCAGAAGACCCTGAGCCCAATAAACCCAATGTTCTCCGTACAATTCTCGTGCTGGCCACTCACCACTACCGCCCCCACCAACGGCATCTTCAAAGTCTACAGTATCCCAGTACGGGCCACCATCATAAAGACGACGAGTAACGTGAACGTGAGGGCCGTAATACCAATCCTCACCAAATCCACTAGCACCGCTGTAGAAAATTCCGGTTTGTCCGCGTGATACCCTCTGACCTTCGTGCGCGTCAATCCACGAACCATGAATGTAGTCAATGACTTCACCATTGTCCATGTTTACCTGCAAGCGCCTACCCTCAGCACCACCATTGCTATTGTCTACGTACTGAACGACACCATCCCCGGCGATACGGCAATCTGTACCGTAGTCGGTTACGTAGTCAGTACCAGGTTCTGCACTATCGCGATCTTTGTGATCCTGCCAGTTGTCGCTGATTCCCACGTCAGCCGGAGTTACATATCCCATTTCATTTCCCACCTTTTGTTTTGCGAGTGTTGCGGGTTTGTTTAATTATGATAATCAAGCCAAGTAGCGGAAAGAAATATGTTATAAGATATTTCATTGCCCGCTTTTCGCTCACTGTTTTAGGGTTTCGATAAACGAATTTCTTGTGAGCGGGTGATCGAATGTCATCTTTCCGCGATTGAAAGCATTACGAATCATGGCAAGTGGTCGGTCTTTCCACACTACCAATGTCTTATGCTTATCCATTTTATTTGGATCCATCGTGAAGATTATTTCATCCGAGCGTGGACGTTTTTGCTGGCAGTACCATTCACCGCTGTATACATCATACCAAACACTAAACGTAGAAATCTTTGTCTCCACCGTATAGCGGTATTCAGCGTGCGAACCCTTTGGTTTGATAAGAGTGTCGTGGTTATCTGCGAATTCGTTTTCGACTGCGTAGTCTGCATAATCGGTTCCTTTAATAAATCGACCGAAGATTGTTTCATATGCTTGAGTGTTGAATTCTTTACTATCAACAAAGTGTGCGACAATAAACCCTTTGAATGCTTTTACTATACCGACTTCATTTGCGGCACGTGGATTAAGATTCCAATCCACAAAGTAGGGGTTAGTAATTGAAACACTGTTAGCGAGAAAATAAACTCGTGTTTTATCCTTGTAGCGGTCTACTGTGCTGTAAAAGTTATTGAAGATCACAGTCTCGTTCGGTAGATACCGAATCATGCCGGCTTCAATAATAAACTCGTCAAAGATTATTGTAGTCACCATCGGGAATGCTACACCCTTATAGTGTTGCGCTGTTACCAACGGTAGGAAGTAACCAATGTTATACCATTTACGTTTCTTATCATCCCTAGAAGATGTTGGCGCCATTTGCGCGTAGAAACTAACAGTACGGAAATCCCATTCAGGGAATTCATGATGAATGTCTGCAAAGAATGTTTCTTTGGAAAGTTGAATCTCAGGCTTATACCGACGTAGATAAATGAACATACTACAAAGTCCAGTATCTAGATCAATCGTGCGTATTGCTTCCTTGATTGCTTTACGCTTTGCGCCGTATGTTTTACCTAGTCCGCGGCCACCCACACAAATGTTATAAGTTGCGTTATACGAAAGCAACTTATCGTAATTGTAGTAGGAAAGTGCCTTAAACATTAGTTAATGTTATCCCATACTGTTATTCTTGACACTCCCGTTGCCGGCGGTACATTCTGATATGTTGCCATGAAATCTCGAGGATTAATATGCGTTCCAGGATTTGTCCATGTTGGGCCACCGCCAGCGTTTGCAACATGCGTTTCCCAGTGAAGATGGTTTCCGAAACTACTGCCTGTATTGTTAACAAGACCAACAACGTCCCATTTATTAATGTGCGAACCCTCAGCAAAGGATGAAAGATTAAGCATGTGAGCATAAAGCGTATAAACCTGCAAACCGCCAATAACCCCATGATTAATAATTACATGATTACCAAAACCTGAGTGGTAATAATTTGCATAGATTGTTCCACCCGCAGAAGCATGAATTTCAGTACCTTCAGTAATACCGCCGATACCAAAATCAATACCTTGGTGAACACGGCCGTCCCTGGGGCCGTATTCACTACTAACTTGTGTATTAGGATCAAACGGCCAATCAAAAGTCTGATCGCCAGGGCCAGGGCCAGGGCCAGGGCCAGGGCCTTGTTGTGCTTCATTAAGAATCCAAACATCAACAGAAGATGGTTGTGCCGTATAGCGAACACCGTCAAGCGTAAGCATAAGTTGGTTGCCAACTTTGTGAATGTATGAAGTCATTATCGCGTGAGAACCTTTACACGGTAGTATGTGTTAGTCATATTGACAGCTACACCACTAAGATTGGTAAGAACAACAGCAGCCAAATCAGGTGCGTAAATGTAAGCGCTAACCGACAAACCTGAAATTGGTTGTGTGCAAGATGCAACCACAAGATCGCCAAGAACTGCACCTGGAACGGAAACGTCTTGAACCATCAAAGATGATCCGCTAGGAATACTTGCAGCATCCCATTGGATAGATCCTGACAATGAACCAAAGTTTCCCGAACCGTAATATGTTCCACCGTTAAATGCTGTGGTGTAAGTTTCTAGATCATTATCGAAAACGTGTACGTTAGTGGATCCCGACATAGAAAAGCAATTTGTAACGTTGCGAATAGTGTTGTTGGAAATGCGACCCTTAGTTGCGTTAACATATTCAATCGCTGTATAGCAATTTTCAATATGATTGTTGATAATGTTGGAATAAATACCGCTAACACGAATTGCCGTTCCCGATCCTACGTTTGCTGGAATAAAACGGTTACCGTCAATAATCAAATCACGCCCGAAATTGCCTGTAATCTGCATTCCGTTAGTTGTGTAACCAATAAAGCTATTGTTTACAAATGTTAATGCGGGTGCCAATCCTGTATGAGCGCCAACAGTTTGCACTCCGCGAGTCATAGTTCCGGTGTCGATTGCAGTTCTAAACATGTTGTTAGTGAAAACGGTGTTATCTGCTGAACCACCATTATAATCTTCAGCCTGAAGATGAATACCTGCGGAAGCGGCACCAACAATAAGAACTGTATTGTTACTGATAACACAATCTTTCGGGCCGCCGTAAAGCATAATCGGGCCCCGGTTTGGTGCCCAGCTACTACCCTGAAGATCTGTTGGAGTGCGCGTCCATTTAATGACGTTACCCGTCATAACAACATTGCTCGCAGTGTAACTAATAATTGCAAGTGCCCACCATGTAGAATCTGCAATAAAGTTATTTGCAACAGTAACGTAAGAAACGCTTTCAACCGCTACACCGCGACGGAACTTGCCGTAAATAATATTTCCGCTAACGGTTACACCGTTATTATCATGTGGGCCAACAACTGAAGCTGAACCAGGGAGCCCTTCAACACTAATACCAATTCTTGCATCAGTGCCAGGAATTGCAACAACAACATTTCCTGTAATTGTTGCAAGAGAAGCCCACGTTCCAATTCCATCACCACGATCTTCACCGTAAGAAGAACTCGAACTAGCACCACCACCAGCACCGTTAGCATAAACATGGTTACCGATAAATCGGTGATTATAAAATTCACCACTTGATGTTCCGCAAATACCGGTTTGAAAACCGTAAACATAGCAGTTGATAACGTTGATATCGTTACCAGCAGCCTGAACACCTTCAGTACGACCACCTGTAGGAAGGCCAAGAAGATTAGGGTTCGTTACTCTAACACCGTCGAGTGTGCAATTGGAACGAAGTTTAATAGCACCAAATCCAACAATACCTGCTGTGAATCGAAACTCACCGCTACCATGAATGCTTGTATTGGCGGGAATCTCGAGTGGAATGTCAAGATTAAGAACATCCCCGCGCGGGAGAATCATGGACTTACCTGCATTAGCGTTAATAAACGCCTGAACAGCTACACCACTAGGAATAACCCCAGTAGAATCAATATTGTCTGCTCTAATTGGAATATGTCCACCGTAAGTTGTGTGAAGAAACTTAGCGCTATCCGTATCCGGGTTGGAAATAATCCCGAAAATTACCGGGTCACTAACCTCAATAGTGGAGTTGATAATGCTTTCAACGGCAGCATCAACATAAGCAATCATCTCGTCAATTGCTACTTCAACGCTTTTGCCGTCAAGATCACCAATCGCAGTAACAACGAAATCATGCTCAGCCTGAATGGCAGCATTAACCGTTTCAATGAGGCGATTAACCTCTTCGGTAAATGCATCTTCAAGACCGTCGTAATTCGTCTGAACCCAAGGGATAAGAACACGCTGAATATAGTTAACAAGATCCTCAAAACGCTGAAGATAAGTCATACCGTCGCGGTAAGTAAACGGTGTAATATTCGGCATGGGCGAATACACCGGAGTGTAGGGAGGAATAACGGGAGGAATTCCAGGTGCAGGAGTAGACATTAGTAAACCCATCCATAATAGTAGTTGTTAGCAGATGTGTAAGAGTCGCCGTTATTCAACAGCATCATAAAGCAATCTTGAAGTTCAAGAAGAATAGAGCTGTCAATGTTCAGCAATGAATTGCGATATTTATTTATTAGATCCGACGCGGCACCCTGATATCCTGTAACAAGATTGTCCCTATCAGTCTTTGTATTTCCCGTTGCATTGCTATCAGTCTCAGTGTTCGCAACAGTATCAGTACTTCCAATAGCCTCAGCAGTCTGATCAGCAAAAGAAGTAGCATCCGCATGACTAACAGAATCACTTGCAGCAGTAGCGTAATCTTCATTACCCGACAGCATAGTCTGAGGCGTTTGAGATTGAACAGCGCGACCACTACTGTCGTTAGTTGTAGTTGTATCCGTAGACGATGTAGTGTTATTAACTTCACCTACATTTGTAACGGCATCAATACTAGCGTGCGCTTCAGTAACTTCATCTTCATTCTCTGTGGTAACAGAATGAATAAGCATAGTTGCCAAAGCCTCATAAGGAATTTCCTCAGACAGATACAACTTGTTATAATAAGGCATAATCTGATCCATCTTACGACGAATCATAAGTTGCCAATTATCAATTGTTTCAGTTGCAATTTCTCGTGTAAAGTACTCGTCGATAATTTTCCCATTAAGAACCTTGCGATAGTTCTCGTTGAAGATTGGGTATGTTCCCAAACCAATCTGCAAACCCTCATCAGGCAATACAGGAAGTTTACCGTAAGTTACTTCTTTGAAAATAACAGACTCATAAGAAATCTGAAAATCTCGAGGGTTAGGTGACGTTCCATAAAGGCGCTCAATAACGTCACGAAGTTCCATTGTGTAGGTGGACATTACTTAACCGCCTTAAGTCTAGCATCCCCAGAATCGGTTTCTTCACTATATTCTTCATCAGTGTTGAGAGCATTTTGTGTTTCAAGTTGACGCTTAGCCTGCTTATCAGCCTGAATATCAGCCTCGACTTCCACCATGAAATCTACTGTAACTTCTTCTTCAAGATCACCAGAGAAAACTTCGTTAATCATATCGCACGCTTGACGGCGAGCATTAAGGCTAACGAACCTCATCGAATCAGTTTGACCATCATTGGCGCCAACCTCAGCAACAACAAGACGTTCTTTCTTATCCTGGTTAGCAGCGTCAATTCCAAGCAAAGTCATGGCTTCATTCCAAATGCGAGTCCTAAGCAAACTAAGTTTGTCGAAAGATTCAGCATCTACACCAAGATCGAGAGCCTCAATAAATTCCATATCTTGCATCGGGCCAGTAACCTGCATAAGTTCATCACCTTGATCAATTCCACGTGCGAAATTGACCATAGACAATTGCATGTTTGGTGAACCTTTTATAACTTTGTTTCTCCGAGAATTCTTAGAGTTAATCTCAAGAGTCCGGTCAATGGTCGCAAGACGAGTAGCATAAATCTTAACGATATCAATTTCGGGTGAACGTAGATAGTTAGCCCAAATAGGAATTGCTTTGAGGCGCTTTTCTTCATCATCAAGATCCATATGAGCAGCAGGACTATACGCGCTGATAATCTTGTTTTGGAACTGAGCCGGCGCTGTATCGGTAGTTGGTTTAATAAGTGATCCAGGGCCGATCACTGTGAAACTTACCGGATTGTCAAGCATGTTGACAAACCCTGTACCGGTTCCGCGAACTGCAAGAAGTTTGTCGTAATCTTTATCCCAATAAACTACGGCTAGAGCATTGAAGAAAAGACACATCTCGAGAAAACGCGGATCAATAGATGCGGGAAGACCTGTCCACTTAAATCGGTTTACTGCAAGTTCTGTCATGTTTCGTTCGAGCAACCTAGTAATTGCCGCTTCACGAGCAATTGCAGGATTATATTTAAAGCCTGTACTACCAAATAGATGTGCCTGATAAATTTCGTTAGCCCCGCCACCGCGCTTAGACTTAGACATTAGTAACTGATACCGCCAATCGGAACATTAGATCCCATATCTACATTACCAATATCTGAGGGTGATACCCAAACGGTAACACCCTTTTCAAAAATACCTCTAATTGCTTGCTTGAAAGACTCAGGCATACCGCCAGCAATAATGTAAGTTTCTTGAAGTTTCCAATAACTAAACTTAGTCATTACTTTGAAATCAGCAGGGATACGAATAAACGATTGAACCGAGTATCCATACCTCAACCAAAAGTCACCTATACGTCGAATTGCAGAAACGTCAATAAGTTTTACTCTCATGTGAATTCCAAATTCCTGATTCAAGAAATTAAGAACGTCACCACCCTGCTGACCACTAACGCTAGGCTGAATCATATTCGTGTCGTTAACCTGAGCGTTAATACCCGCCAAAGCATTAGCGTAATCACCCTTAGCAGCAAATTGTGCAAGATCGTTGTTCGAGTCAAGAATAGCAATTGTGTTACGTGCATTAATATCACGAGATGCAAGGGCAGCAGTATTACGAATATTAAGCGCCTCGGTATTAGCGCCAATTTGAATCAGAGTCTGCCCCTGGTTAGTAACGCCCTGAATGCCTGCGGATAGTGCGCCAGCAATTCCTCCCTTAACACCGCCACCAAAACCTGCACCGCCAGCACCGCCAGACAACATTCCGCCAATAGTGCCAACAAATGCTTGATTGCCCATACTGTCATTTTGATTATTAGTCTGAGCAACGTCAGCCTCAATACCAGTTCTAGTCAATGCAGCATTAGCAGAAACTTGACCCTTAGTATTGTCATAAGTATTCTGGGCAGCATGAAGCGCGCGTTGCTGAGCCCAACCAGCAGAATCTCTAGCCCAACCAAGACTAAAGTTATGCGATGCCAAATAAGAAATACCCATGTTGTTAACAACAGACATGGTAGGTGGATTAACAATAGCAGTAGCGTGATCGAAACCCTCGCCACCATCATTATCAGAACCTGGCCCATTATAACGATCAGGGTAAAACACATACTTAGCGCTAGGCGGAATCACGTTCGCTACTTCACGAACATAAGCATCTGTGTTCTGCCATAGTTCAGGCTTCAGTGTAATGGGGTTGCCTGTAAGTGTCGTAAGTTCAATAACACAATATGGCGAAGTGAGAAACTTGCTAAGATGCTGATACTTAGCAGGAAGCGCATTACGAATAACTCCACGAAAATCACTCATCATATTGTGAGTAACTTTATGTGGCCCTTCGTATTCAAGTTTAGTGGGTTCGTCAGGATCTGAATTCCAAACAATTTCTCCACCATCGTAATACCGATTAAGGTTTGGAACGATGCTAGCAGAAATAATACCCTGAGTATGCCACGGCTTATCCGTCATTGACAAAAGCCAATTTGTGAAGTTGTTTTGAGACTGCCAACCATAAACGGAAGCACCGCCAGGCATACCCAAACCCTCGCTACCCCAAGCACTACGGAGTTTAGGTTCAGCAACAGTTCCAGGATCACTGTCCAATTGAACAGTAGAAATAACTACGATATTGTAGTTGCCGGGCTCGTATACAGGGCCACTCTGATCCCTGGCCGTCATAATAATATGCTTATGGTGGTCGATTATACGGAGGTCACTACCAGTATCAATACCCTCAGGCACAGTGAGGTAATCACGCCCGTAATTATTGAGATTGTTATAATTTGCAATCCCGATATGTCCACGCTCGACATAGCAATTTCCAATCGCAATATCGTAAATATAAGTCTGCCACAC